CTCGCGCGTTTGGTCCGAAGCCAATTGCCAGCGGAGTGATCGATGCCCCGTAAGTCAACAGGCGCCCGCGCCAAGGCATCCACGCTCGAAGCCGCCGCCAACGCCCTGATGACTAAGGCAACCGCCGTCGATACGCCGCTAACGCCCATCGAACAATCGCGGGTCATGAATTCCCTTGCAACGGTTCTTCAGAAGCTCGGGAAGATAAACGACGAGTACGCCGAATGGGACGCGATGATCGATCGCATCCTGGCCGCGCTGAAGCCTTACCCGGAAGCGCTGCGCGCCGTTCGGGCGGTGCTGTGAAAGGCACCGCCGGGCGTAAGACGGATTGGGAACGGTTTCGATCCGCGCAGCGTCGTAAGGTAGACGCCGCCCTCGAGGCCCAATCGGTGATCACCGGCCATGCTTGGCCGGCGCCCACGTACCAGACTGATCCGGTTCGGTTCGCGCGGGAATGCCTCCGCGTTCGGGACCCGAAGGATCCGTCGAAGCTAATCCCGATCCGCCTGACGGGAAAGCAGGTCGACATCCTAAACGCCATCCGCGACCACAAGCGGGTTACGGTGTGCTCCGGGCACAAGGTCGGCAAGAGCATGACCGCTGCGATCATCGCGCTGTGGTTCTACTGCTCCTTCGATGATGCGCGCGTGATCATGTCCTCGACGACCGCCCGCCAGGTCGATGCGATCCTTTGGCGCGAGGTTCGGCAGCTCTACACGCGCGCGGCGAAACCGATCGACGGGGAGCTACACGAGCTCGCGCGGTCCGGGCTCAAGTCCACCGACTTCCGGGAAATCGTCGGCTTCACCGCTAAGGAAGCGGAAGCGGTCGCGGGCGTGTCGGGCGCGAATCTCCTCTACATCGTCGACGAAGCCTCCGGCGTCCCGGATCTGATCTTCGAAGCCATCGAGGGGAACCGCGCCGGCGGCGCGCGCATCGCGCTGTTCAGCAACCCGACGCGGACGGAAGGAGAGTTCTTCCGGAGCCACTGTGACGAGCAGACGAAGAAGTTCTGGCACCAAATCCACGTGTCGAGCGAGGACGTGGTGAACGAAGGAATCCCCGGGCTGGCCGAGCAGGCATGGGTGGAACTCAAGCGCGAGGAATGGGGGGAGGACTCGCCGCTCTACAAGGTCCGCGTCAAGGGGGAATTCGTGCTGGGCGAGGACGGGAAGGTCCTCACGCTGCACGCGATCGGAGAAGCGCAGAATCGGTGGTACGAAACGACCGCGGAGGGTCGGCTCTACGTCGGGCTCGACCCCGCCGGCGACGGCGACGCGGGGGACGAATCGGTGTGGGCTGCCCGCCGGGGGAACAAGATCGTGGAGCTCCGCGCCCGGCGCGGGCAATCGGAGGACGCGCACGTCGCGCTCACCTTGCAATTCCTCCGCGACCTCCGCATCCCCCGGGAGCCGCCCCCGGTCGTCGTAGTGGACCGGGAGGGCGCGGTCGGCGCGCGGGTCTACGGCGCGCTCCGGGCCTACGCGGACGCCCACCCCGAGGCGTTCGAGCTCCTCCCGGTGCGCGCCAGCGACGCGGCGGTCCGCGAGCCGCGAATCTACGGGCGGCTCCGGGACGAGCTGTGGGCGAACCTCCGCCAGTGGTTGCGCGAGGGCGGGGCCATCCCGGAGGACGACAAGCTCGCGCGGGAGCTCCACGCGCCCGAGTGGACGAGTGACATCCGCGGCCGACAGAAGGTGACCGAGAAGAAGGAGCTCCGGAAAGCCCTCGGGCGCTCCCCGGACCGCGCCGACGCCGTAGCCCTGGCCGTGTGGGACTCGCCCGTCCTCGCCCCCGCAGCGGCGGGGGAACACGGCACCCCGGACGACCCGACCGATACCGCGGACGTGGATCGCACGTTCGACCCGTACACCTGAAAGGATCCCCATGCCCCTACGTTCCTCCGCGCCGACGATCGGCGCGATGGTCGGGAATGACATGCTCGATCGCGCCGACGCCCTCGTGGTGGAACTTCGCATCCGCCCCCGGCTTCGCGAAGATGCACGACAGACCGCCGTGCTGGCCCTGCTCGAGGGGCAGGACCCCGAGCGCGCCATTGCACGTTTTGTAGACGACGAACGCGCGTGCGGAATGACCGGTGGCGGCACGCGCCCGACGGTGTTGCGCCTCACGGAGGACGAATTAGCCCGCGCCGGTGCCGTCGCGGTGAGCGCGGAGGACCAATTGATCGAACGTGAGCGGAACGAAGAGCGCGCCGAGATCGCTGGCGCCGTGCTCGTCGGGTTGTCGAGGCGCGACCGGAAGATCGTGCGACTGACCGCGCAGGGGTGGACGCAGGCGGAGATCGCCGCCCATCTAGGAATGAGTCAGCAAGCCATAGCGAAGATACTCGCGAAGATCCAAACGAAGTCAAAGACATTGCTCCGCCGCGGTTGTGACGGCGGTTAGGAATAGGCAAGGGGACAGCGATCGGCGCTGTCCCCCAGAGGCCTATTGATCCCTGCCTTCGACACGACCCCGCTCCTTTCCAATCTGGTCACGGTCGCCTCGGGCGCAGCACAGGCCAACAACGCCGTGCTGGCCGGCGCGCAAGGTAAGACTACCTACCTGTCCGGGTTCATGATCACCGGGCTGGGTGCAACTAGCGCGTCCACAATCGTCGTCACGATCACCGGGCTCGTGGGTGGCGGCACCCCGGCGTTCCAGCTCTCGATCCCAGCCGGCGCAACGATCCTCATCGCGCCGCTGGAATTCAAGCCGAATGTCCCGCTCCCGGCCAGCGGACAGAATCAAGCCATCACGGTCAACGTGCCCTCCTTCGGGGCGGGCAATACCGCGGCATGCGTCACCGCATACGGGTTCCAGACCTGATGGCCGCCACCGTCTACGAGCTCGCGTCTGATGAACGCCCTGCTGGCACCACCCGGGAATGGATCAACGTCAAGCAGGTCGTGGCGGTGTTCGTCTTCTTCGACGACACCAACTGGCGCTGCATTCTGATCGTCCACGAGATCGGGCAGCTTAGCGCCAGTTTCGCCACCCAGGCCGCGGCGGAAGCCCGCGCGGCTCTGTGGGTCCAGCGCATCGAGGACGCCAAGTAAGCCTTGGGGATCTTCGCTCGGCTCGCTGCTTACGTCTCGCCCGCGCCGGCCAAGCCCGACGCGATCGAAATGGGTTCGCCCGCCGCACAGAAGCGGCGCAAGCGCACGAGCCCGCCCACCGTCGCGAAGACGCGGTGGTATCTCGCGGACCACGAGCATGCGATTCGCGTGGCCGACAGCGGCGACCTGTCCGCGGCCGCCCGCCTCTACCGGTCGTGCCGCCGCGACGGCGTGATCCATGGGCTCCTGTCCACGCGAACCGGGGGGCTCGTGCGCATGCGCCGCAAGTTCTCCGGGGACGCGGAGGTCACCGGCGCCCTCGAGGGGCTCCGGGGGAATCGCACGCTGTTTGACGAGCTGTTCCCGAGCGCGGAGCTTGCGCTCCTCGCGGCCGACGGCATCTTCCTGGGCGTCGGTGTCGCGGAGCTCGTGCCCCAGGTCTCGGGGCGACCGGAGCTCCGGCGGCTGGAACCGGAGTTCCTCCGGTACCGAATCGACGAAGATCGTTGGTACTACAATTCGTACCACGAGGGGTACATCCCCATTACGCCCGGCGATGGGCGTTGGGTCCTGCATTGCCCCGGCGGGAAGCAAGAGCCTTGGACGCACGGGCTGTGGGCGAGCCTTGGGCGCGCGTACATCGCAAAGGAGCACGCGCTGCTCCACCGCGAGAACTACAGCGCGAAGCTCGCGAACCCGGCGCGCGTAGCGGTCGCTCCGCAAGGCGCCACCGAGGGGCAAAAGCAATCCTGGTTCCAGAAGGTAATGGCGTGGGGGGTCAACACCGTTTTCGGGATGACGCCCGGCTACGACGTCAAGCTCCTCGAATCGAACGGCCGCGGATATGAGGTATTCAGCCAGACGATCGAGACCTCGAACAACGAGTTCATGATCGGGCTGGTCGGGCAGATCGTCACGGTCACCGGCGGGTCCGGCTTTTCCTCGAATGACCTGTACGCCACCGTCCGCGCCGACCTGATCGAGGAGACCGGGGACGCGCTCGCGTTCACGATCAACACCCAGGCGCTTCCCCCGTGGATCGGGCAAGCCTTCGGCGCCGGGCGCACCGCCGCGGTTGCATACGACACGACGCCCGCGAAGAACCTCAAGGCGGAAGCGGAGTCCCTGTCCGCCGCTGGCGCCGCAATCGACGACCTGTCCGCCGCGCTGAAGAAGCACGGGCTCCGCCTCGACGCCGCGACGGTCGCCGCGAAGTTCTCGGTCCCCGTCCTCGGGGACACGTCGGGCGACGGCGAACCCGACGCGAGCGGCGCGGTCGTGCCCGAGGAGCCCCTAGACAACGCGGCCGCGGCGTCGCTCGCGCAGCAAATGACCGCCCTTGCGGTGCCGCAATGCGAGCACGGCCGATCGAATCGGTGCTGGCTGTGCGGCGTCGAGCGCGAGCGCTCCGTCACGCGGGGGCCGGACGGGAAGCCCATGTGGACGGTTGCGTGGCGCCCGATCGGCGGGACACCTCCGGCGCTTCAGGTGGCGGCGTGACGTATACCGTCCGCGCCTACACGTTCCAACCGAAGGAACCCCCGATCGAGATCAAGCTGTGGGACGCGGGCGCGAATGCGACCGACTACGGCGTGCATCTGTGGACGGAGCGCAGCATGCGCACGGTCGGCGGGACGTACGAGGCCCGCGGGAACCTTCTTCAGCTCGATGTTGAACACAACGGCGCCGAGCCCGCGGACCCCGCCAATCCCCCGCCGACGGCGGGCTACGCGCGCCTCGAATTGCGCGCCGGCGAGCCTTGGCTTGTCTTCGACTGGTCAGCCTACGCCGTGGATCAGATTCGCTCGGGAATGAGGCGGTACCTATCGCCCGAATACGAGGTTGACAAGGCGACGGGCGAGATCGTGCGTCTCGTTCGCGTCTCATTGGTCGGGGATCCGGCCACGCATAACGCACGGATACTCGCGGCCGCCGAGCGGATCCGCGCGATGGGAGGTTGCATGGATCCGAAACTGATTGCCGCTGCATTGGACGCGCTCGTCGCGGGAGACGAGGGCAAGTGCGCCGAGATCCTCAAGGGTCTCATTGCGCAGGCCGCGGGGGCCGGCGCGGCTCCGGCGGGCGGGGACGTTCCCGAAGCGGCCGCGGCTCCCGCGGCAGACATGCCGCCCGCGATGGCGCCGGCGGCCGGCGGCGGTGACGCTCCGCCCGAGGAGGAGAAAGCCATGGCAGCTGCGAAGCCGTGCCCGGTCGCCGCGACCACACCGAAGCGGGACCCGCTCGAGGACGTCAAGGCGCGCCTCGACTCGTTCGAGCGTGACGCCATTCTCGCGAAGCATGGCGCCAGGCTCACCGAGGGCCAACGCGTGTGGGCGTCGAGCCAGCCCGTCGCGGTCGTCAAGGGTCTCGTCGAGGCTTCGCCCGAGCCCGCGAAGTCGACGGCCACGAAGGCCGGCACCCGCGGCGCGACGGCCGGCGGCAAGGCAAGCGCCCTGCCCCCGGAGGAAAAGGCCGCGCTCGACGCGCGAATGGGGATCACGCGAATCGTGGCCGGCGTGAATCGCACGCCCACGCGCGTGACCTTCGGCGTCCTCACGCGCGACGACGCCGTGAAGATCCTCGCTTCCAGGAAGGTGGCTTGACATGGGTGTGATGGCAAAGGACCGGCCAATCCGGACCGAATTCTGGGCCTACAAGCGCTACACGCTTGCGTCTGGAAAAAAGGCCTACAAGGGCGGAATCGCGGTCTACGACGAGTCGGCCGCGGCCGTGATCCCGGGCGAGGCCCAGACGGATCTTTTCGTGCTCGGTCTTTTCGACGAGCAGGTCGACGCGACCTCCGCAGCGAAGCCGGTGAACGTCCAGCTGAAGAAGGAGGTTCGCATCCGGTGGTTCCCCAATGACGGAACGAACCCCGTGCTCGCGACCGATATCGGGAAGTCGGTCTACCTGGTCAACGATCAGGACGTCTCGATTCTGTCAACCGGCCGATCCGTGATCGGTATCGCTTGGGCAATCGACACCGTTAAGGGTGTCGCCGTGGAGATGGTCTGATGGGTGCTCTTACTCCGCAGTGGCTGATGGATTTCGAGAGCAACATGCAGTTGCTCACGGAAAGCGAATACGAGCGCCTGAGCTCCAATCTGTGGTGGTCCAAGTTCATGAAGACTCGGCCGAGCTCCACCAAGCGGGAGCTCGTGGCCTGGCTCCTGTCGACCGCGCAGATCGAATCGCGCGACGTCGGCGGGCAGATGCCATTCGAGGACATGGTGTCTCGCTACACCGAGTACACGAACCTCGACGCCGGCGCCGGCCTTCGGATGCGAAAGCAGCAGCTCGAAGACCTCGACGGGAACGGGCTCGACGTTGCTTCGCAATGGTCGCGCGACATCGGCGCCTACATGGCCTACTGGCCGCAAAAGCAGCTCGTCAACCTCATGAAGAACGGTGCGACCGCGGGGAACAACTCCTACGACGGCGTGACCTACTTCAACAACGCGCACCTCTATCGCGACGACAATACCGCGACGTTCGCAAACATCTTCACCGGTGCCGCGGCCTCGACGCCCTCGACCGATCCGAACGACGCCGGCTACCCCGGCGCGATCGTGCTGGACGAGTCGGTTTCGACCGACACCGCCCTGGTGAACCTGTCCAAGGCGTTCTCGTACATCCGTTCGATCAAGATGCCGAACCTTTCGGATCCCCGGTTCCTGAAGCCGGTTGCTCTGATCGGTCCGCCGCGCATGCAGAATCGGCTCGTTCAGCTGACGAGCGCGAAGTTCCTGGCCCAGGCCGCGGCAAGCGGCGGCGGCTCGGGAGATGTCGAGGCGGTGATCTCGGCTTGGGGTATGACCGCCCCCGTCATCGCGGACGAGCTCGCGGGCTTCGAGTCGGACACCACGTGCTTCCTCGCGTGCGAGCAGATCTCGTCCAGCCAGCTCGGCGCGTTCGTCTACGTCGAGCGCGAGGCGTTCAAGATCGACTACTACGGCATGTTCGACGATGCGCAGCTCGCGCGAGCGCAGGAATTCGAGTGGCATTGCACCGGCCGAAACGTCGCCGGCTACGGCCACCCCTTCCTGTTCTACAAGCTCAAGGCGACTTGAGTGGCGGCCTGGCTCGACCTCGCCGCGCTCAAGGCGCGGAGCATCATGCCGGGCGCCGATGTCGACGCGCTCGAGGCGAGCGAGCCAGGCTTCGCAGTCAAGCGGTTGACGATTCGCCAGGCGTGGATCGGCGCGCGCCTGGCGAAGCGCTACGACCTGTCCTTCCCGGCCGGGGACATCCCTGAGATCGTCCTCGGCTGGCTTACCGCGCTCGTCACGCTCGACCTCTACTTGAAACGCGGGTGGAATCCGTCGAGCGAGCAGGACGCGTTGATCGCGAAGGACGCGGAGACCGCCGCGACCGAGATCAAGGAAGCGGCCGACTCCGCCACGGGGCTGTTTGATCTGCCGCTGCGCGAGAGTGCACCGGGGACGTCGGGCGTCGTGCGCGGCGGGCCGTTCGCGTACTCGGAAGCGTCGCCGTACGCCTGGACAGACGGGCAAGTCGACGACGCCTTGAGCGAGGACCGTTGAGCGGAGAGGTTGCGCTCGACAAGATGATCGCGACCGCGCGCTACGTCGCCGGCGGCGGCTTCGCGCGGGACGGCATGCAGGCCGCCGCGCGGACCGTAGAGGGCGCGGTCAGGGGGACGGCGGCTGCGGGGACGTCCCCCGAGGGCGAGCCCTGGGCGGCCACGAAGAAAGGCGGCCGCGCGATGGCGCACGCGGCCGCGGCGGTGTCGGTCGTCGTCGTAGGGACCGTCCTGCTCCTCAAGCTCGCGGGCGCGGAGGTGTTCCACCATTTCGGCGTGCGCGGCGCGCCGGCGCGGCCGGTGATCCCACGCGGCTCGATGCCCGACCGGTTGGGAAATGCCGTCCGGTTGGGGTTCGTCGAGGTCTGGAAGACGAAGGTTCGGAAGTGAGCTTCTCCGAGCTGTTTGACAAGGTGAAGGCCGCGCTCCCCACGGCGTCCGTCGTGTTTGGCGAGCGCGAGATCGGGAAGCAGATCAATCAGGGGCCTGGGCGCGCGAATCGCGTGGTCTTCGTCCCCGGCGAGGACTCCGGCGCCCTCGGGACGTTCGATCCGCCGGCGGTGCCGGGGCGGAACCTCCAGGTGCGAGGCGCCCCGGGCCGGCGGCAGTCCCGCGCGCTGTGGGCCTGGAAAGTTGCAGGCCGCGTGTACGTGTGGGCGTATGACGCGACCGATCCGAATGACGAGCGCAAGCAATGGGACGCGCTTGTCGCGCTTCACGAGCAGGTAGTCGAGGCGATTCACGCGTACCAAAGCGGCCATTACGCGCTTCGCGCGCCGCGCCTGACGACGAAGACCCACGAGCGGAAATTCGGGTGCGAGATCATGTTCGTCGTCGATCTGTCGCAACCTGTTCTGTCGGCCGACCGTCAACGCACGGGCGTGCTCGAAAACGATGGCGGATCGGTGCTCGGCCAGTCCGGGACCGAGCAAGGGTGAAGCTATGAATCCTGCGGTATCCTCGACAGTAGCCGATAACACGCTCGGAATTCGCGCGCCGTCGAACGTCGTGCTCGCGATCATCGCGACGTCGACGGCGGGCACTGCGGCGACCCCGCAGCTCGTCGCGAACGTGCCGGACCTCCAGACCGGGTTTGGTGGGGGGGTCCTGGTGGAACTCGCGGCGTACGCGATCGAGCGTTACGGGATTCAGTGCCTGTGCTGTCGCGCGGCCTCGACGGTCGCGGGCTCATACGGGACGATCACTCTGGCCGGGACCGGGACGTCGGTTCCGTCGGGCGACGGTACGATCAAGCCGGACAACGATTACGACATCTGGATCAAGTTCCTGACGGGCGGAACGATCGGCGTCACGGGCATCACCTACCAGCTCAGTCTGGACGGGGGAACCACCCTCGTCAACGGCGGGGCCGTGTTCGCGCTTGGAACGGCGACCAATATCGTGTTCCCAGACGGTTCCGTGAAGATCATCCTGGGCGCCGGGACCATCGTGGCACTTGACGTCGTGTCCGGTCGCGGCATCGCGCCGAAGTGGGACACTACTGCGCTCGACGCCGCCCTGGCCGCGCTCGCGGCAACACAGTCGAAGTGGACCTACCTCGAGATCGGCGGCGACCTCGACTCCACCGCGGTGTCGACGATCGACGCGAAGCTCGAAGTGATGCGCGCCGCCGGTCGGAAGCGCCGGGCCATGGGTCACTTCCGCCGCCCGAACGTGGCGGAGTCCGAAGCGACGTACCGCACCGCGTTCCAGACCGCCCTCGCGGCGTCGTCCAGCCGCCGCCTCACGGTCGTCGCGGGCTGGGCGGGGATTGACTCGTCCGTCTCGCGGCGCCGGTACATCCGCCCGCCGTCCCTCGCGGTCGCGCCCCTCGTCGCCTCCGTGGGCGAGGAGATCGACGTCGCGGAGCTCCGCTTCGGGCCGCTCCCGGGCGTATTCATCCGGGACGCGAACGGGAACGTGCTCCACCACGACGAAACGCAGAACCCCGGGCTGGACGACGACCGCGCGCTCACGCTGCGCACCTGGGAAGGGCGCGGGCTCGGCGCGTGGGTCAACAACCCGAAGCTCCTCTCCCCGGTCGGCTCCGATTACCTCTACGTCCAGCTCGGCCGCGTCGTGGACCTCGCGGACACGATCTCGAAGGAGGAGCTCGAACCGCTGTGCTCCAAGGGCGTGACCGTGAAGACCGACGGGTCCGGCCAGATCACCGAGGAGGACGCGGCCTCGATCGAGGGGCAAGTCAACGCCCGGCTTGCGCGCGAAATGACGGGGCTCCGCAAATGCTCCACGGCGATCTTCACGCTGTCGCGCACTGACAACGTGTTGCAGACCGGCCAGATCTCCTGGCAGACGCGCGTAGTCCCGCTCGCGTACCTGAAGAAGCTCGTGGGCGTCGTTGCCCTCGTGGCGTCCGACAAGGCGCCCGTAACCGTGGTGTGAGGTAGCAATGGCAACAGGCAAAGACACGTTCCGGCGCAACGGCTTCGAGATCTCGTGGGCGTCGGTGATCCTCAAGGTGCTGGGCGAGGAATTCTACGGGCTCGCCGGGATCGATTACGAGGAGAAGATCGAAAGCGCTTTCGTGCGCGGCCTCGAGCGCGGTGGCCCTCCGCGCGGGCAGACCCGCGGTCAGTACTCGGTCGAGGGGAGCACGCTGAAGTTCCCGAAGGGCTCCGCGGTCTCGTTTTACGAGTTCCTGGCCGCCAAGGCGCCGGATCAGAAGAGCCTCGGGGCGGTCTCGTTCTACCTGTCGCTCCAATACGTGGAGAATGACCTGTCGATCACCGAAGAGCTGTTCGACTGCTACGTCCGCGGTCGTAAGGTGAGCGCGGCGCCAGGCGCGGACGGGCTCGTGGACGAGGTTCCCTTCACGTGTCTGTACGCGAAGCTCTCCACGCCGAACATGAAGGGCTTGACGGTCTTCGATAACCGCTTCGGGAGGTACTAATGGGTGAAGACCTAAGAGCACTCGAAACCGAACTACAAGCCGAGCTCGAAGCGGTGCGCGCCGCGAAGGACGCGCGCGAGGACGCCCGCCGGGCGGCTGTCCTCAAGGACGAGATCGCCGCGGCACGACGCCAGGCGCGCGAGGAAGCGAAGCTCGCGGAGCTCGAAGCCGAGCATGGTCTGCTCGGGAAGTCGCTCGCCCGGATCGACACGATCGACGGGATGATCGTCGTCAAGCGCGCTGACGGGATCAAGGTCCGCAAGTGGCAGGACGAGCACGCGGACAACGTGACGAGTGACGCGCTCCGACAGCTCGCGCGCCCGTGCGTCGTGTACCCCGAGCTCGGGGACTTCGACGCCATCGCCGCCGAGCGGCCGATCGTGATCGTGAACGTCGCGACCGAGGTGCTCCGACTCGCCGGGCTCAAGCTCAAGGAACAAGGGTCAAAATAAACGCCGTCGTCGCGGACGCGCGGCGCGACGGCGGAGTCGAAGCGGAGCTCGTGCGGAGCCTCTTCCAGGAGAGAGGCGAGACCGAAGCGGAATTCGTGCGGAGCACGGCGGGCGCCGTCGTGCTGATCGGCGCATTGCGACAGATTTCGGCTGAAGTCGAGGCGTTGCGGAAGGTCGTAACGAAGGCTTTCGGTGGCTGATAATACCGCGACGTTTGCGATCGAGCTCGACACCGGCGGCTCCACGGCCGGCGCCGAAGGGCTGGAGTCTGCCCTCGCGAAGCTCAAGGAAGCGATCCGCGCGGACAAGGCGGAGGTTGCAGGGCTGCAAGCCGCGCTAAAGAACCTCCAGGGCGGAGCGTCGGTCAACCTAGAGCAGTTCAAGTCGCTCCGGGATCAGCTCAAGGCGAAGCAAGCCTCTCTCGCCGCGGCAACGGACGGCTACGCGAAGCTCGGCGGCAAGTTCGGGGAGCTCGCGCCGAAGGCAGCGGAGGGCGCCAACAACGTCGAAGGCATCCTCGCCGCGGTGAAGGGCGGCGCCGGCCCCATGGGCGGGCTCCTGGAAAAGGTCCAGGCATTCAGCGGAGCGATCAAAAAGATCGGTGCGACGAAGGCGCTCGCGGTTGGTGCCATCGCCGCGATCGCAATCGTCGCCGTGGCACTCGCGGCCGCCCTCGTGTCCGCAACGATCGCTATGGCGTCGTTCGCGCTGAGCGCGGCGAACAGCGCCCTGGCTCAACGTGCGGTGTTCGACGGCATGAAGCTCGGCGCCGGCGGGGCCGCACACCTTACGTCCACGATCGACGCCCTCGCAAGCTCGCTCCCGACCCCGCGGAAGGAGCTCGAAGCGCTGGCGGAGAAGCTCGCGGCGACCGGGCTCCGCGGGAAGGAGCTCGACGCGGAGCTCAAGAAAGTAGCGACCGCCGACGCCGTGAAGAAGTTCGGATCGGTCGGCGCCGGGCTCCTGAACCTCGACGTTCAGATCGACAAGTTCCACGAGAATATCGCTCGGATCTTCTCGGGCGTGAATATCAAGCCGTTCCTCGAGGCGCTCCGGAGCATCCTGTCGCTATTCGACCAAAGCACCTCGAGCGGCAAGGCACTCAAGGCGATCGTCGAAGGGCTGTTGAACCCGCTGTTCGCGGGGCTCACGTCGCTCGCGCCACTCGCGAAGGGGTTCTTTCAGGGGCTCGTGATCGGCGCCCTGCTCCTGACGATCGCAGTCCTCAAGGTGAAGAACGCCTTGAAGGACACCTTCGGCGGGTTCCTCGGGCAGATCGATCTCGTCAAGGTCGGTGTGTACGCGGGCCTGGCCGTGTTCGGCGCACTCGCGGCGATCCTCGCGGTCGTGGCGGTCGTGGCGGTCGTCGCCGCGGCGGCGATGATCCTCGTCCTGTTCCCGTTCATTGCGATCGCGGCGATGGCCACGATCGTCCTCGCGCTTGTCGCCGCGCCGTTTATAGCGCTTGTCGCCGCCGCGTCGGCCGCATGGGATTACCTGTCGGGGCTCGACCTGGCCCAGATCGGTAGCGACCTGATCGGCGGGCTCGTGGACGGTATCGTGGGCGCCGGCGGCGCGGTCCTGTCCGCGATCACCGGCGTCGTAGGCGGGGCAATCGACGCGGCCAAGTCCCTGCTCGGGATTCACTCGCATTCGAAGGTCTTCAAGGGAATGGGGATCAACACCGGCGGCGGGTTCGCCGAAGGTGTCGACAAGACCCAAGGCACCGTTGAGACCGCGACCGAAGGGCTCGCGGACGCGGCGGTAGGCGGCGCAGCTCGGGGCGGGGCGGGCGGCGGCAAGGGCGGCGCGGCCGGCGGGGGCGGGAACACCTACCACGTCACGGTCCAGGGCGTGAAGAACGCGGACGAGATGAATTCGGATTCGTTCGTGCGCAAGCTGGCCGCCGCGATCGAGGCCGCCGCGATCGGCGCCGGGCGCTCGCTCGAACCGGAGCCCGCGTGATCAATCTGCTCCGAGGGCTTCGGGTGTGTCTCGGCTGTGGAGACACCAAGCGTCAGGTGGATTTCTATACCGGTCGCCATACCTGCAAGGCATGTGAGATTGCCAAGCGAGTCCAACACTACGCGGCCAATAAGCAGCGCGTCAACGAATACTCAAGCGCCTGGAAGGCTCGCAATCGAGGGCGGCGCGCCGAGACGCTTCGACGTGAATACGAGGCAACGGATCCAATCGTGCTCATGTTGCGGACCGCGAAGTCACGAGCCAAGAAACGAGGAGTTCCCTTCCAGCTGACTCCCGCGGATATCGAGGTTCCGGCGGTGTGTCCCATCCTGGGCATCCCGATTCAGCGATCACGCGAGTTGTTGGCACCCGGCTCGCCATCCCTGGACCGGATCATCCCGACCCTGGGGTACGTGCCGGGCAACGTCGCGGTGATCAGCCAGCGCGCTAACACGATTAAGAACAGCGGGACCGCCGCAGAGCATGAGCGAATCGCGGAGTGGATGCGCGCGAAGGGGGCTACATGAACCCCTTCCTAGACGATCCCGATCTGTACGACTTTCCTCGCATCGCAGATAAGAGAAGTCCCCTGCTCACGGATGTATCGGGGGCAACCTCCCCTAGACATTGGGACGAAAAGAAGGGCTACGGGCTGTCGGGCGCGACGCTGGTCTACACGGGGGACGGGCTCGCGAAGCCGGTGCTTCGGTTCTTCGCGTGGCGGCCGGAACACTTCGTCGCGTGGGAGCCCTTCCGCACGATCGTCGCCAAGCCGCCGTCGGGCGCGAAGCCCACGGCATTCTCTATCGAGCACCCCTTCCTCGCGGAGCTTGGGATCGTGTCGGTCGTGGTCGAGGACGAAACCATGTGGACGCAACAGGACGCTGGGCTCTACACGAAGGACGTCAAGCTGATCCAGTGGCGTGAATCCAAGCCCGCACTCGGGAAGCCGACAGCAACGCAGTGGATGCAAGCGCCGGCGCAATCGGCGGCAGACAAGGCAATCGACGACCTCGTGAAGCAGGTAAAGGCGCTCGCGTGACCGAATTTCTGACGCTATCAGGCCGCAAGGGGACGTCCGTTGTCGTGCGCGTGACATCGACTGGCCCGTGGGTCGCGGATGTCGACCTCGAGGGCGATGTAGCACTCACGGGCGCGGTGGAGCTCCGCATCGGACCCCTGACACTTGTCGGCACCGTCGATCCGGAATTCTCGGGCGCGTTTCAGAAGCGCTCGCGGTGCCGCGTCGTCGCCGGCGCGAACGGATGGCGCACGACGGTCGCGGAGCTCCACTACCACAACGACGCGGAGATCAACCTGTCACAGGTGCTCGGCGATGCGGCTAGCCTCGTCGGGGAAACGCTCACGGTCCAGGCCGGCGCCGATCGCTCGATCGGGATCGACTGCGCGCGCGAGCTCGGCGCAGCCGCCGACTTGTTCGATCAACTCGGCGCCTCGTGGTGGGTCGGCTACGACGGCGTGACCGTGGTCGGAACGCGCCCGGTCGCGGACGCGGCCGCAGGCGTGGAGCTCCTCACGTTCGACCCACTGGAACGTGTTGCGACGGTCGCCGCGGACGACCCGCGCGCCGTCACGGTCGGCACGCGGCTCAAGTCGCGGCTGGATACCCCGATGATCGTCCGCGAGCTGGAGTTGACGGTGCAGGGTGCCGCGGTCCGGTTCACGTGCTGGTGTTCGGACGACGACGCGAGCGCGCTCGGGCGCCTCGAGCGCGGCCTCCGCGCCCTCACGCGCGACACCCGGCGGCGGTACTCGAACATCTACCGGTATCGCGTGGTCGACACGATCGCCGGCGACGGTCCGGGGTCGGGGCGCTTGCTCCTCCAGGCCGTCCGCAAGGGCGCCGGGCTCCCGAACATGATCGCGGTGTCGATCTGGCCGGGCATGGCGGGCCTGTCCGCGGGGCACGTCCCCGGGAGCATCGTCCTCGTCGCGTTCGTCGAGGGCGACCTTACGCTCCCGGTCGTCGTCCACTTCTCGCCGAAGGGCGAGCCCGGCGCGCTCCCGACGAGCTCCACGGTTGACGCGTCCGACGTCGTGAAGGTCGGTCCGACCACGGACGAGGTAGTGATCGGGGACAACGCCAGCCGCGTCGAGGTCGCCGGCGGGCCCGATCCGCTCGTGCTCACCGGCGCCCAGGCCGTTGGGCGCGTGGTTCGGTATGGGGACTTCCTATACCTGCCCTCGCCCCTTCCGAGCACCCCGATCCCGGTGATCGCGGCCCCGAACCCGGGCGACCCCCCGGGCTGGCCCCTGGGCGGGCCCTCCAAGGTGTCCGCGTGAGCTTCACCGACGGCCTCACCCCGGTCTTCCTCGAGGCGCTGGACGTCGCGGGGACCGACTACGCCGCGTCGCTCACCGCGCCCCCCGTCGTGCAGATCGTCGCGACGGACGACCTCGGGCGCGATCTGTCGTGCTCGTCCGATCTCACCGATCTCATGCTGGACGTCGACGAGATCACCGCCCTGGCTCAGGCTGTGTTCCGCCGGATCACCACACCCCACGGAATGGTGATCGATGCGCCCGACTACGGGCGCGACCTCCGGGAGCTCCTGTCGAAGGGGCTCACCGCGGCCGAGCGGGACTCGTCCCTGACGCTGTTTCGCGCGGAGATCCTCAAGGACGAGCGGATCGAGGAATGCATCATGACCGCGACGTTCGTCGGGGACTCGGGGATCGTCACAATGGCGTGCAAGTCCTCGCTCGGGCCCTTCAAGTTCACGTGTGACGTGTCCGCCGCGGAGGTTCTCATGTCAGAGGTGTCCTTCTAATGGCGCTCCCGCTCGACGTCCTCACGCGGCCGATCACGCGCGACGAAGCGAAGACGAAGATCTATTCAATGCTCGCGCTCACGGGCATTAACACAACCGCGTGGCAAGAGGGCGCGGTTACGCGGACGATCATCGCGATACTCGCGGCCCTGCTCGCGGGACTGACGAGCGTCCTCGCCTTGCTCGTGCGCGGGCTGTTCCTCGACCTCGCGGAAGGGATTTGGCTCACCCTTCTCGCGCTGTACGTCTACAACGTCGTCCGTCGGGTCGCGACGTTCGCGTCGGGGAGCGTGCTCCTCACGAACAACGGCGGGGGCGTGTTCAACAACGTTCAGCCTGGCGGGTTGATCGTTCAGAACCCGACCACGAAGAAGACCTACACGAATACGGCGATCTTTTCGCTCGCGGCGGGGCCCGGCACGACCGCGACCGTCCCCGTGCGCGCTATCGAGGCCGGTTCCGCCAGCACCTCGAGCGCCGGCGCGATCACCGCGTTCGTTACGACGTTCCTCGGGGTGACCTGTTCCAATGCCGCGCCCCTCGTGGGGCTGGACGAGCAGACCGATCCGTCGCTCCGCCAGGCGTGTCGCGATTCGCTAGGCGCCGCGTCGCCCGCGGGTCCGCCGTCGGCCTACGACTACTTCGCGAAGCGGGCGCCGCGCGCGGACGGCACGATAATCGATGTAACCCGTACCAAGGTGGTCCCTAGCAACGTCAACCTCGTAACGGTCATCGTCGCGAACGCATCCGGCACGACGATCAGCGCTCCGGACCTCACCGACATTCAGACCTGGCTCGCGAAGAACGCGCTCCCGACCGGACAAACCCTAGTCGTGCAAAGCGCAACCGGCGTGTCGATCTCGTTCGTCGGAACACTGTGGGTCGCGGCCACTACGGCCAAGAGTGACGCCGAATTCCGAGCCCAGGCCGACGCGCGGTTGCAGGCGTACCTCGCCGCGGTCCCGATCGGCGGCCTACAGAAGGTCTCGGGCACAGGGAAGGTCTTCGTCGACGCCCTGGAGGGGCAGCTGTTCCAAGAGTTCACCGATCTGGTGGACGTCGATCTGTCCTCGCCGACCGGCGACACGACCCTGACGTCAACCCAGGTGCCCACGTTCGCCGGCGGCGGGATGTCGTGGACCATTACGCGGGTGGTGCAGGCTTGAACCTCCAATTCCGGCACAAGCTCCGCGAATGGTGCCCGCCTTGGCTGGCTAAGCCCTTCGGCGTCGCGGAAAAGCTCTTTTGGGTCCTCGGCGCATGTGTCGACGGAACGATCGAGTGGTTCGTGCAGGGCGCTCAGGCGCGCATGCCCGGCCAAGGCACGCCCACGGCCCTCGGCTACATCGGCCGCGACCGCCGGATCCGCCGCGGGTTCGACGAATCCGACGCGTCCTACGCCGCGAGGCTCCTCACGTGGCGCGCCGATCATCGGCTAGAAGGGACGCCGGCGTCGCTGTTCTCACAGCTCCGCGGCTTCCTGTCGCCGCATAACCCGGTCATGCGGTACGTCAATCGTACGGGGACCTCGACGGTCGGGTGGGCGACGATCGACTCTGCCGGCGTGTTCTCGTACGTCCCCGTCGCGTTGAATTGGGATTGGGACACCCAGCTATCGCTGGCGTCCCGATTCTGGCTCGTGATCTATCCGCCGTCGCAACTCTGGACTGATGACGGGCTGTGGGGGGATGGCGACAGCTATTGGGGCGATGAGGGCACGTGGGGCAGCACCGCCACGACCGCGCAAGTCGAGACCGTGCGCGGCATCGTAAAGGAATGGGCCTCGGCGGCTTCGATCTGCCAGGAAGTGATCATCGCGTGGTCCTCGGGCGACTTCGAGCCCATCGATTCGAGCCCGCCGAACCCCGATGGTTTCTGGGCGAACTACGGGAAGAACGTGGCCGGGACCGAAGTCCCCGCGCGGATCACGAACGCGGCCTATTGGCCGGTGGGGTGAGCGAATGCAGAACTACAATCCGAGCTCCGCGAACTTTCCGACGACCATCCAGCTCCCCCAAGATGGCGTCGACAAGCGCAACGTGTCCACGTTTCGGCCCGGCATCGAGGCCGCGCTCGATATGGCAACCACGCTCAAGGAAGGGGTCGTGGTCTTCAATGGCGCAAAGAAGTTCGCCGGCGGGATTCAGCGCGCCGTGGCGCTCGGGCAGAATAACACTGGAGACAAGTTCTTCAATGTCCACGAGATCTGCGACATGGGCGTCGCATTCGCGGGGGATATCGTTCTCAAGCTCAAGGAAACCGGTCCGGTCCCGCCGGATGGGGCCATCATGTATTTCGTTCGGGTTCGCAACGTGAACGGCTTCAAGGCCGACATCATAAGCGAGGATCTATCGGTACTGTGCACGTTCCCGGCGAGCACGAAATGCACGTGCGCGTGCTACTTCGACCTCAACGGCGGCGGACATTGGCGCATCCTGAACTTTAGCCCGGGGGTGACGGTCGCATGAGCCTCGTTCACTACCTAGACGTCCTGTTCGGCGCGGGCATTTGGCAGAATGCCACCGTAGACGTCACGCAAGCCGGTAAGTACAATATCGTTGCTGGCGCGACCGCGACCTACAATTCCGCGACCGGCGCGGTGGATCTCACGTTCACGGCCGCCGACGGCGGTGCGTCGCTCGGGGTCGCGGACCTCGCGGCGCTCCGGGCGATCGGCCCGAGCTCGCGCGCGGACAAGCAAAGCCGCAACGTCAAGAGCGACGGGAACGGGAACCCGGCGGCCTACTTCTTCGACACGGGTTTCGGCGCCGGCGTGGCCGACGACGGCGTGAACTTGATCAAGCCGACCGACCTGTCCGTCGGGTCCGCCGGCCGGTGGCGCCGCAACCCGCAGATCACGACCGGCGCCACGCCGGACACGTACGTAGGGCGCGACGCGAACGGCATCATCCAGTCGATCAAGTCCGCAATCGGCGCAGCCTTGATCGTGGGCGAGCAGCTGCGCAACTCGTCGGCCGCCGGCGCCGGCGCGCAGCAATACTCGCCAGCGTTTGAGTTCTCGGGGTCCGGGTGGTCCACCGGTGCGAGCGCCGCGCGCGCCCTCGATTGGTCCGTGCAGCAACGCGCGACGCAGGGCGCGGAGCCGACGAACGAGCTCCACTTCCTCGCACAAGCGGCGGGCGGGGGCTGGGTGGACGGCCCGCGGTACGAGTACTCGGTCGCGGGCGGGAGCGGGCTCAAGTGGGGCGCGGCGGCGGGCGCCGTCGCGATCGGCCAGGACCCGGCGACGTCGGGCGCCGGGGCGGCGTGGTCGCTCCGGGGGCAGAAAGGGTTTACGGGTTCCGTCGGTGGCGCGCTCACGATCGGCGGCGGGGACGGCGGCACGCCGGGGACGAATCTCGCCGGTGACACGAACGTAGAGCTAGGGCAGACGGTCACCAGCAACTCGGCGGCATTCAACTTGAAGGCCGCGGGGTCCACGTTCGGGCGGCTGTCGAGCAACGGATCCCTGCTCATTGAATCGGTGGCACAGGCGCTGACACTATCCAGCGCGGGGCAGCTGACGATCCAGTCTCCCGCCGGGCTCACACAGATTGAGGCTACCGGCGACCTCTACCTGAGTTCCCTCCAAGCGTCGCCCAAGTTCCACTTCCGGGGCAGCGGAGATAACGAGGTCCGGACCGAGACCCTGCCGCATACCGGCGCCTGTACAGTCACGTACGCGATTGGCGTCACATCGGTCACTTGTTCCCAGGCCGACCAGACCGCGGGCAGCACGAATGGCGCGCAGCACACGTACCGCGCCCAGAACGCCACCGGCGCAACGAGCACTGGCGGCAAGGCGACGCTACAAGGCGGCGGCGGCACGACCGCCGGCGGCGCCGCGGAGCTCACCGGCGGATCCGGGATCACCAACGGGAATGGTGGGAACGCCACGATATCCGGCGGGGTCAAGGCCGGCTCTGGTGTCGACGGCAACGTCGATCTCAAGACGGGCTCCACGTCGAGGCTATTGGTCCAGCCTACCCTCGTCCAGGTGCTGGCGTCGCAATTCCAGCAAGTCAAGGCGGGGCCTACCAATTCGACGAGCAACTACACGTTCGATTGCACGTTGGGCAACATCCACGAAGTTACGATGGTCGGCAACATTACGGCCCTGAACTTCGGCACACCGAAGACGGGTGCCGTGTACGTGTTCGTGTTCATCCAGGATGGCACCGGCTCGCGCACGCTCAGCGTCCCCACCAACCTCAAGGTCGCGGGGGGCGCGTTCACCCTAACGACCACGGCGGGCAAGTATGACATGCTCACCTGCTACTACGACGGCACCAACATGCGCGAGACCTGCCGCGCAATGAATGTGAGCGCCTGATGATCGAGCTCCTGGACACCGTAGCGATCGGGGACGTCGTGTCCGCCGCCGCGGCGCTGAACGGAATCGTGTCCGTCGAGCGCGCGACTCCGACGGCCCTCGCGACCGACTACCTCGGCTATGGCATCGTCACGGCCGCCGGGACCCGCGGGACCCCGGGCGTCGTCCAGACCTTCACGACGCCCGGGAATGGGATTCCCGCAGCGACTACGGGCCTCGCCTCGAATGCCAACGGCTCGTTGCGCATCGGGGCGAATGCGAAGCTGGAACTAGTCTCCGCGCTCGCACCCGGCGACTATCCGGCGGGGTCGGTGGTCAACGGGGTCACCTACCTCGACTTCCGGACGCGCGTGGTTTCTGGCGGCGCTACGGATCCGAATGACCTAGTGATCCTCCCCGGCGCCAACCGCGCCGCCGCAACGAACGCAGCCATCGTCGTCGCAAACGCCGCGTGGCTTGTCGACGGGATTCAGCGGACGGTGCGCTACCTCGCGGGGCGCTACGAATGGGAGACGGCCGTTCTACTCAAGAGCGGTGTAGCTCTCGTTGGCGCCGACGACTGGCACACGCGCGTGTTCTGGACCGGCGCTACGCCGAGCGTCGGGCTAGCCGACGACCCGACAAACGCGCCCATGCTGGCGCGCGCGACGATCGCGGGGAGCGACTTCACGACGACGACGGCGACCTGCTACACGGACGAGACCACGCTAACGACGTCGGCCGCCCCGACCGTCGGCGCGTGGTACCTGCTCCGCTCGACTAGCGCTCAGGCTGGCTACGACGGGTTTAACTTCGGCGTCGACATCGTTCGCGGCGAGCCCGTGAGGGTCAAGACGGTGACGGGCTCGGGCCCGTACACGGTGACCCTCTATTCGCCGATCGAGCAGGTGCACGGCTCCGGGTCCGGCCTGCGGGTCATGACGCCCCTCGAGAGGGTCACGGTCCGCGGGATCGACTTCCGCCATGAGGGCGGAGCGCATGCGGCTGGTCTGTTTGCCGAGGGCGTCCTCGATCTGCATGTCGACCTCGCCGGCGCGGGCTTCTCGCGCGGTCCCCTGAGCGGCCGGTACTGCCACACGATCACAGGCCGCGTGCACAACCGGGGCGAGAACAACTCACCGGTCGACCTCGTCTCCTGCCACAACACGTCGGTCATACACACGTACGACCCGCTCACGACGCTCGCGTTCGCGCATGCCAATGGGATCCCGAGGGGCGTGCACTTCGCCGGCGCATGCATGCGGACGCGGATCCTCGGGGCCATCGGCCACTGCGTCGGGCTCGAGATCAAGGGGGCCTGCGAGGCGGTGCTCGACGTCTCGTTGGAACACTGCGACTTCACCGAGAGGTCGAACCGCGACCCCAACCTGTTCGTCGGCGCCGGCGGCGCCAAGGTCGGCGGCGTCCTGATGAATTGCTCGAACCCGTCGAGCTCGGAAAACGAGGTCCCGTATTCCGTCTCCGGCAAGGTGCGGCTCCTCGATTGTCGCGTACCGGATCCGTCGACGAATACACTCCAGTTCGGGGCGCTGTTCACGGATACAGTGAAATTCGACTTCGAGTCGATCGAATTTGTCAACGACGGGAAGAACCCCAACACCAGCGGATCAAAGTGCATCGGGCTCGGTCTCTACGACACGGCGGCGTACGATTCGATCCGGTTCCAGCGCCTTTCGTTCATCGGCATCGAGGCGGCGATTACTCTCTACGGCGGCGGCAACCGCGCGGAGTTCGGGCGTGTGGAGTACACCGCGAACGCTGCGCTGTTCTCGGGATCGGTCTTCCTCAACTTCGGACACTCGGCGGCCGGTATCTACCCCGTGCGGATTCGACACCTCGTCATGAACGACCAGCCCGGCCACTTCGCCGCGGACCACGCTGGGACGACTGGCGTCAATCACGACTCGCTGCGCGACATCGTGATCGACAAGCTCGAGATCACGAACGGCGGCACCTATGAGGACGTTCGCTTCTGCCTCGATGTCTCGGGCCTCGCCGACTACGCCGGGCAGGCGGGCGACGTCTCGGAGATCTGTCCGCCGCGCGCCTGCACGTTGGTCAACGCCACGGACACGTTCGCGCTCACCGGTCACGACATGCCGGCCGGGACCCCGGGCCACCTGGGCGGCACAGAGCTCCCGACCGCCTCGGGCGGATACAACGCCGGCGACATCCTCTACGTGATCGCGTCAGGCCTCACCGCGAACGACTTCAAGCTCTCGCGCACGCTCGGCGGCGCAACGGTTGACTGGACCAGCAACGGCACCGCGCTGACGTTCGCGCCATCGTACCGCACGGTTCGCGCTGCGACGGGCGGTGCATCGTTCGACAAGGGCGCCAAGGTGAATGGGGTGGGCTTCGGTCTCGGCGTCGCCGTCCCAGTGCGCCACTACGCCGTCGCATTCGGGAAGAAGAAGCTGGTCCGGATGGGCGCTGTCCAGGTGCTCAACGGCGACCGTGTAAAGGCGACGCCGGCGACGCTGACGGGCACGGTCGACAATGCCTCTACGGATCCGCTCGGCTTCGCGCGTGGGAAGCCCAGCGCCGCGGCCGGCACGGTCCAGGTCGACAAGTGAGGAGCATCCTATGAATTGGCAATCCGTAATCGTTGACGTCGCGGTGCTCGCGACCGCATGCGTCCTCTGGTACCTCAAGGCGCCGGAGGCGATCGTGTACCTCCTCATCGGCGCGGTTTGCGGCGGGCGCCTCGCCTTGCAGAAGCCCCCGAGCGGGCCTGGTGGTGGGGCGCTCGGAGCATCCGGCGCAGGCGCCATCTTCCTGGGTGCACTTGGGCTCCTGCACCGCTCGGGACAATCTTGAGGCGGACGTTGTTCGCCGGGCTCCTCGCCCTGGCCGGGTGCCAGGCCGCGCTCGACGGCGCGATCAAGACCGCGAGCTACTACGCCGCGGCCGGGGTCGCTGCGGAGCGGGAGCTGTCCCGCGTGTGCCTCGAGGCCGTGGATCAGCACGTTGACGACGGGGCCGGCCCCGCCGACGTCGAGTCTCGCGTGCGCGCGGTCCTCGCGCAATGCGATCACGCCTGGGCCCTCCACGACGTCTACGCCGCGGAGCTTGACGTGTTGATCGCCCTCCTCGAGGCGGGCAAGGCGTCGGACGCCCCCGATCTCGCGGCCATCGCCACCGCGGGTGAGCGCGTCGAGCGCGCCCTCCGCGCGTTCAAGGCCGCCGCGGCCGTGGTGACTGGATGACGGACGCGATCGTCGCGCTCGTCCTTCGCTTGCTCGATCGAATCTTCCCGCCGCCCCCGCCGATTCCCCCGCCCGCTCCACCGTCCGGTCGTGACCGCGTGCACCGTCACGCGGAGGACAGGTTACGCAAATGAGATATCTCGCCCTGCTCGTGGTCCTGCTCTCTTCGTGCTGCGGGACCTTCGAGCCCAGCCACATTCGGCCCCTGATCAACGCGGCGTCGAATGCGACGGCCGAGCTCGTGGAAAAGCGCGCCGACGGGACCTATCGGCCGTTTTGCTCGGCAGTATGGGTATCGAGGGACGAAATGGTCACGGCCGCGCATTGCGTCGATCCGCACGAGGACACGATCGACACGTGCATGGCCGCGCCCGATCCCGTGGCGTGCATTCTCGCGCTTGGCGCCATCCTGGACAAGTCCCCGATCGGGATGACCGTGAACTATTCCACGTGGAGTGACGCCCTGCTCGCGGGCTTCGAATCCCCGACGGTCGCGCGCGAGGCGAAGGTCACGCGCTACGACCGCGCGAAGGACCTCGCGGTGCTCCGGACCGTGAATCGATCGGACCACGGCATCGCGCCGATCTCTAAGGTCGACCCGCAGCCCGGCGATCCCGTCCACGTCATGGGGCACACGCTCGGGTTCCCGTGGAGCTACTCGCCCGGCGTGGTCGGGGCGGTGCGCTCGACCATGAACCCGAACGACGACCTCGTGCACGTCGTACAGGTGTTCTCGGCAGCGTCCTTCGGCAACTCCGGCGGCGGGCTGTTCAACGACGCCGGCGAGTTGATCGGGGTGTGCTCCTTCCTCCTCGAGCGAGCTCCCATGATCTCGTTCTTCATTCACCGCGATGTCGTAGAGGCCTTCGTCCAATGACGCTCCGTTGCGTCCAAGCCGGGCGCGGCGAGCCGCGGCCCGCGGTCTTCCTGTTCCTCGACGGCCCCGGCGGCGATGCCGACCACGACGGGATCGGGGATCAGGACGAGAAACTGATCGCCGCCCTCGGGCCGGAGCCCTGCATCGTCGCGGACGATTCGGCCAAAGGGGCGGAATCGATGTCCTCGCTCCTGGCCTATGCCCGCCGCGCCGGCGGGTTCAGCGACCCCGCGGGCTATGCGCTCGTTGGCTACTCGATGGGGGTGCAACGCGTCCGCGCGCTTCTCGTCACCGGCGCCGATCCGATGGCAACGGTGTGCATCGATGGCACCCATGCGAGCAAGCCGCCGGTCCCGTGGCAGATCGACGTGTGGCGCGAGCTCGCGGCGGAGGCCCGGCGTGGTGAGCGGCTGTTCGTCGCGACCTGCACGCTACAGCGGTACGTCGAGCGCCTTTCCCCGGGGGCGTACACCTCGACCTCACGCGTGCTCGCGGCGGCGCTCGATGCATCGATCTTCGAGACCATGAAGGCGGCGCGGAAGCCCCTCATCGGCTACCCCGGTGTTCCCGTCGCGGCGATTCACGAAGGCGCCCTGCATGCGTACGCCTATGCCTCGACCAATTGCGATCACGGCGCCCACCTAGCCCAGGGCCGCGATGTCCTCCCTGCCATGCTCGCGGAGCATGTGCGCGCGGCGATCGTCACGCTCCGCCCGCCGGCGCCCCCGCCCGAGCCCGTGCATAACGAGCCCTGGGCGCCGCTCGCGGAGCGTTGCGTCCTCTGGTGTGAGAACGAGATGGCGCGGGGCATCCGCGAGGAACCGCCGGGCTCGAACACCTCCGAGCGGATCCGGGAGTACCTCGCGCCATGCGTCCGCCGCGCGACGGGGCTCCTCCTCGGGCTCCGCGCGGGCGCATGGTGCGCCGCCGCGCAGAGCTGCGCGCAGCGGGAGTGCCTCGCGCCCGGGGAGCAGACTCGCCACGGCTACCGCGCCGCGGTGTCGGAGATCGTCGAGGACGCGAAGCAGCAAGGCACGTTCCGAGATCGGGCCTACCGCCCGAAGCGAGGAGACCTGATGATCCGAACGCGAGAGGGCGGGTTGCACGTCGCGCGGGTTCGCACGGAGCCGCTCCCGGATGGGTCATTCACGACCATCGCCGGGAATGAGAGCGATCGTTGGTCGGTGTCGGCAATGAAGCTCACCGATCCGCGGATCGTCGGTTGGGTGGTCTATTGAGGACGCGACGCTTCGCGGTCGCGGTCGCGAGCGATCTCCACGTCGGGTCAATCTACTGTCGAACCAAGGCGATCCGGGACTTCATAGACACCGCATACGAGCGCGGGATCCGGAACGTGCTCATGCCCGGTGACAACCTCGACGGCGAGTACGAGAACCACGGCCGGTACGAGCAAACCCACGTTGGCGTCACGAAGCAGACCCGGGCGTTCCGGTCGGTCCTGCCGCAACGCAAGGGACTGCGATACGACGCGATCCTAGGCAACCACGAGCACACGTTCCACGAATCGTCAGGGCTAGACGTTGCCGACTACATTAATACGCAATTCCGCGCGGCGGGCCGGAAGGACCTCACGGTACACGGGGCGCGTGAGGCGTTCCTCCGCGTCCACGGGATCGATATCTGCCTCTGGCATCCGCGCGGGTCGTTCTCACAGCTCGCGATGCGGAAGCAACTCCGCGGGCTCGCGCCCGGGCTCGCCCCGCGGTTCATGTTCACGGGACACTGGCACGTGTTCGACCGCGTGCGTGAAGGCCGGTGCGAGGCGTTTGCGTGCCGCTCGTTCCAGGGTGGTGGCGGCGATTTCGGGAATAGCCTCCCCGGCGCAACGACCGTGGGCGGGCTGATCGTTTCGTGGGCCGTCGACGGACACGGTGAACCCCACTCAATCCACGTCGAGTGTCACGACTACCCCGAGCCCGTTGCGGATCCGGTCGTGGAGATCACCGCTTGACGCTGCACGCCTGCCCCATGACCCGAGACCAGGCAAACGCCTACATCGTGGCGCATCATCGCCACCACGGACGTGTGACCGGTCACCGGTTCATCATCGGCGCGGAGCTCGGCGGGGCCCTCGTGGGCGTAGTGGTCGGGGGCCGGCCCCGTGCGCGGCTCGTGGAACAGTACCGCCACGTGGAGGTGTCCCGACTCTGCTCAGCCGGGGCGGACAACGTGTGCTCGTTCCTCTACTCGCGTGCGGCTCGGGTCGCGCGAGAGATGGGATTCGCGTCGGTGTTCACCGCCATCCTGGCGAGCGAGACCGGCGGCAGCTTGCGCGCGGCGGGCTGGATGTATGCGTACACGACCCGCGGCGGATCGCAGGACCGTCCTAGCCGTCGCCGGGTAGACAAGTCCCCGATTGAACCGAAACAGATCTGGTGTCCGGTCTGGTGTCTCGATGTCGTGCGCGGTCACAACGCAACGCAGGCGGCGCTCTCTTGACCTCCGTCCTCGACCGCCTGATCGACCTACTCCTCGCCGCGTGGCGTTGGCTCGTCCCTTGGGCGGTGCTGGCGGACGATCAGGTCGGGTTGATTCGCCGCCTAGGCGTCACGCATCGGATCATGCGCCGGGGCTGGAACTGGAAGCTCCCCATCGTCGAGGAAGCCCTCGAGGTCTGCTCGGCGCTCGACAGCACGGCCCTACGGGAACAGTCCCTGACGACGATCGACGGCGCCCAGGTAACCCTACGATGCGTCCTGACGTACCGGGTAGTGGACCCGAAGCTTTGGATCATCGAAGTCGAGACGCCGCAAACGGTGCTGAACGACGCCGGATGCCTGGCCGTCTCGGAGCTCGTGTCCGAGCTGAACGCGGACGAGGTTCTCCAGGGCCCCGAGTTCCTGATCAAGCTCGCGCGCCGCGTCCGCGCTCGCGGCCGGCGGTTCGGTATCGAGGTCCTGTCCGTCGGGTTGGCCGATCGCACGACGGCCCCGACGATCCGGCTCCTCGGGAAGGACTGATCGGAGTCCTACCCCTGCTATTGCTCACGGCCTGCGGCGACGCCGCCGCGGCGCATACGCCTGTACAGGGCTTCGAGCGGGAACGCGAGCTGTTTCGCGGGGTTGTGAGGAATCGACCGACCGGACCTTGCGCCCGGGGATACCAATGTGTATAGATATCCCGTGACGGCAGGGAGCCGTTGAGGAGGATGCGGGGATGGCGAAGATGGTGAGCCGCGACAGCGCGCGGGCGGAACTGGTGAGACAGTGCGAGATGATAACGGTGCGTGGCGCCCAACGATCATTCTCGGACGCCTACTACGACTGGAGGCGCACCGACGCTCAATCGGAGCTCCACCACCTGCGCTCGGAGCTCTGCGCCATCGCGCTGACGGGCGGTTACTGTGGCGACGGGGCGACGGCGCACGAACGCATCCTTGCCGCTCGCGCGGCCGTCGCTGCCCTGGACGAGTGTTGGTGATGCCCCGCACCAAGCTCCCCGCGCTCGCCCGTCGCGTCCGCGTCGACGTCACGCTGTCGCAGGCGACAATCGCCGTGCTGGACGCGCTGGTCGCCGCCGGGCATGCCCCGACGCGCTCGGCGGCCGTCGAGGCGGCGGTGATGGCCTTTTTCGCCTCGGTGCCGCGACCGGGGGACGTCGCGCCGTCGAAGCGCGCCAAGACAAAAGTCACCCGATGACGAGAACGCGAAGAGTGGCCGGTGTCGTGGTATAACGATCGCATGAAGTATCTCGTCCTGCTCCTGCTCGTCGGATGTGGCGACGTCGCCGCGGCGCATGCGCCTGCACAGGGCTACGCGAGCTCCACGAGCGCCGCGGGCGGCGAGCCGGGCGCCGGGGGGCAGGGCGGGGAGCCGGGCACGGGCGGGGCTGCGGGGGCGTCCTCCTCGAGTGCCGGGGGGCAGGGCGGGGAGCCGGGCACGGGCGGTTCGGCCGGCTCCCCGCCGACCGGGCCCGTCGTGCTCGTGCGCTGCAACACGGACTTGGTGATCCCGGATCAGGATCCGACCCCGCAGCTCTACACCTGTTGCGACGTCGGAACGAACCCCGATTGCCCCTCGCCCTACTTCTACGCGATCACGTGGGCGGGCCCGAACACGGGAACGTGCCTCGGGGGGATCGGGCAGTCGAATGCGATCGCTTGCCCGCCCGGGACCGGATGTTGGGTCGACAAGGGCTCCGGTGGTTCGTACCTCGGGACGTGCGAGTAGCCTACTCCGCGATACAGCGGACCGGCGCAGCCAAGGCATCGGTCGCCAGGTTCAGCGCCCGTTGAGCTCGGAGCAGATCGGCGGCTTGCTGTCGTCGCACCTCCGCCTCGGCGGATGCCAGGCTTCCGTAGACCGGCGGCAGATACGGCGGAGAGTGCACGACGGCCACGTACCACCCGTCTCGGCCGTTGTGACAGACCGCCCAACACTTCTTTCCCGTCTTCATGCTCTGACGACGCACGAGGCGCTCCGATCTGACATGCCCGTTTCCCAGCCATTGCCCACGCGACCGGTGTGCGGTGGTGCGTCGTGGTACGGCGCCGGCGACGAGTAGCTCCGGATTCTCGACTGTTACGCGCGTTGGCGCTGTTTTTGCTGTGTCGATCATCCGGGGCCACTCGCCCCGACGGGCGCGCGCCAGACTGGCGCCAGAGTCCTAGCCTGATCTGGCCTCACGTGACCTGCGTTTGACGCCGTAAAGCCCAGCGAATTCAAGCGATCCGAGCCATCTCACCACTCAGCTGAGCTAGTGGCGCAGTTAATAATATCGTACACTTACGGCTCCGCGCCAGGGTGTCCGCCAGACTTTGGCGGCGGGGCGAAGTTGACCGCGTTCCTAGCCCGGTCGAGATGGTCTGGCAACAGGTGGCTGTAAAGCTCTGTCACCCGGGTGTGACTGTGCCCCATGACCTTGGCCAGGAGGAACATGTCTGGGCACCTGGCGAGGAAGGCAGACGCATACGTGTGCCGCGTCGAGTGGGGGCCGCCCTTGAGCTTGGCCTCGTCCCGGACGTGGTTGAATCGGTCCTTGGGGAATTCTGCGAAGCGGCCCCCTCCCCTTGTCTGGAACACGTAGGTGCCGTCCTCTGGCGGCAGGAACTCCAGCGCGGCTGACGGGAGAGGGACCTCCCTCGGCTTCCCGTTCTTGGGGCGCCAGACATCGTTCGACGGGATGCGCAGCATGCTGGCCTGCCGGTCTACCCACGACCACTCCGCGGCGATGGCCTCGCCCTTGCGGCAGCCCGTGTTGACGAGGAAGACCAGGATGCGCAGGAGCTCGGGGTCCTCGCTGGCACAGACGGCGAATAGCCGGCCGATCTGTGTGGGCGTCCAAACGTGCACCCGACTCGCGCCACGGACGGGCAAGCGCTTCCACTTCGTGGGTGCCGTCGGGTAGCCCTGCTCCGCTGCGTAGTTCATGACGGTCCGGAGCACGCGCAGTTCGTTGTTGATGCAGCCAGGCTTGACGGGCTTGTCCCGCCACGTCGCGGCAAGCCGCTTGGACTTGTAGTCCTCGATGGCCGCGGGCGAGAGTGCCGTGAGCTTGAGGCCCCCGAGGATGGCGCACAGGGTCGCGACCTGGTACCGGCGAACCTTGCGCCAGGTGTTCTCTCGGAGGTGTGTCTTCGCATGCGGCGTGTAGACCTCAACGCAGAAGTCTCGCAAGGTCGGTGCGACTCTCGTGCTCGGCCTGGCTGCTTCCAGCCGGATCCGCTCGCGTGCTTCGAACGCGCGGGCCTCGGCCTTCGTCCCCTGAACGATCTTCTCGTGTTGCTTTCCGTTCGCAAACACCGTCACCCGGTGCGTGCCCGGGGTCCTGCCCGGATAGATCGGCATCGGCCTCGAACATACCACGCAAGGCGTCGGACGAGATCCGCCACCGGCGCCCGACCTTGACCGCCCGGATCCTCCCCTGCCTACAGAGCTGGACCACGGTCGAGACGGGCACCTGCAGACGCTCGGCGGCTTGCTCCGGGGTGAGGATCATGGTTTGCACCTCGATACCGAAGCCGCCGCCGCGCGTCTGAGCTTGACCCCGGTCGCCCTACGGGCCCGCTGTAGACGCGCCGCGCGGTGGTAGTTCACCGGTCGCCCAAGAGTGCCGCCATCGCTTGCGCGTCGAGAGCATCTAGGGCCGCAAGCTTCCGCTCCCGTACGTCGGCCGTCGGCGGGCACCTCGTCCACGACCAAAACTCCGTGGCCAGTTGGCGGAGCTTTCGGATCAGCACCGGCGCGAGCGCGCCCGGGCGACCCGCGAGACGGTCGATCAGGCGCTCGACACGGGCCGCATGCGTCCCCGCGTGCGACGCCAGGGGCGCCGGCGCGTCGGGTCGGGTCTCCGCCTGGGAATCCGGGAGGAGATCATCCGCCACCATGGGCGTCACGGCGTTCCCCGCAGATGCCGGACCCCCGCCTGCCACAGCGCCCGTGCAAGTGGGTGCGGATCGGTCACCGGTAGGGCGAAGTGGTCGCGTCGGCGCACGACCGACTCGACGATCGCGGCGTACGTGACGTCTTCGGGGTAGGCCTGGGCCAGGTTCCGCGCGAGCTCGTCGGCGCGATCGTCGGGAAGGAAGGAAGCTGCCGCGGTGCGGAGGACGTTGAGGAGGTTGATCATACCGACTCCTGGTACACGCGGACCGTGGCGGCGTTCTTGGCCGCGGCTGCGCGCCGTTCACGTTTGATCGCATCGGGCAGGTCGGATGCCGGCGGCATCGCCTCGAGCGAAGTAAGCAAGATCAAGATAACCCTGTCCCGCGCGCGACTCCGACGGAGCTCCCAGAGCCCATCCAACGCCGTTTGCACAGCGTTAGGGGCGCCGGTCAGGCGTTCACGCTCGGTCTTGGTGGCGGCGATCCAGACGCGGCGCTCACGCGCGGCGGGGCACCACGTATCGCAGTGCCAACGGTTACCGTGGCGGAAGCACTTCGAACTGTGTCGCGGCAGGAAGTCGGTGCGGGTCACTCCCCGTAGATGTGACTACCGGATCAGTTGTCAACCGGATAACCTAGCCGGTATGTTCGCGCGAGCGGCGCGGGACATATAGGTCTAGGTCTTCCTCCGACATGCGCTCCTCGAGGTAATCCAGGAGAACCGGTAGCGACAGTTTGCAAGCCGAGGCCAGCCGACGATGCCCCCGAAGAGAGTCAGGGATTTCCCGGCGCCCCGCCTCCCACGCCGAGACGTTCGTGTTGGAGGTGCCGAAGGCCGCAGCCACATCCTCTTGACGAAGGTTGCAGCGATTTCGCAGTGCACGCAGTCGCATCCCCATCTGGTGCCACCTTTCTTGTCGTTCCGGCATGGTCATCAGAGTTTGCCCTACCCCGGGGGTCGGCCGCAAGAACTGTCCGCTTCTCTTATCAGCCATGTTATCCTCCCGATCAGTTATCCGGTTGACAACCTAACCCGTAGGCACATCTTCGGGGAGTCGGGACGAACCGGAACGGCTAGTAGGTCCGCTGCGGTAGCGATCCTCCCGAACCCAACAAGGACGGAAAACATGGATCTCCGCAGGACCATCGAACGTATCGCCCCGCTAACAGACCTGGAGTCCGGGCTCGTGACCCTCGCCCAGTCCGGCGACCGCAAGGCGCGCCGACGGGTCGCGGAGGCGTATCTGAACCTGGTCTGCGCCATCGCTGTAGAGATCTGCCCCGACCCCGAGGACATCGACGAAGCAGTTGCGGAGGGGTCGATCGCGCTGATAACCGCCCTGGACCGATTCGACCCCGCGAAGGACCGGCCCTTTGCTTCGTTTGCCCGGGCATGGATCGAGGGCGAGATCCGCCGGTGGGTGCTAGAAAACAGTGGCGCCCGCCGCCTGCGACGGGGCGCTCGAGGCGCACAGCGTAACGAGTTCATTCCAGCGCCGCCCTATACGTCCCTCGACGCTCACCTGCCCGGCTCCACCGCGGATGTATCGACGCTGCACGACCTCCTCCCGATCGGCACCGGGGCAGACACGACGGAGATCAACGCCCGTCCCGTCCCGAGCGCGGAGGACATGGTGCTCGCGCGCGAAGATGTCGGAGACCACATGCGCAGTCGCATCGGCGAAGCACTCTCCGGCCTGACTCCGTACGAGCGTGAAGTTATCGAGCGGACGATCATGGCAGAGGAGCCCGTCTCTCTGCAAACCATCGCGACCGAGCGCGGTGTGTCTCGTCAGATGGTGGACAAGACGCAAAAACGTGCCCTCGCGAAAGTGGCTGAGCACCGCGGCCAGTCGAAGCGTCCCGAGGCAGCGGCGTGATCATCCGCATGGTGATCGCTACCTCGACGACGTGCCACATGTTCTACCGCGAGGCCGACGGCCGCAAACCCGGCGACGCCATCAACGCTGCGCGCGCCCGCGGTGAGCGTCAGTCCGTCTACCACGAGGCTTACGCCCCGCTCGAGGAGCCCGACGAGATCGGTCGGCCACGCGTGCGGCGCGTCTGGAAGCGGCTCTATCTCTAGCACCACTTGAACGTCACCAACCGCTTTCGTCCCCTTCCACTAGTTCTAGCGGATCTGCCCTCCAATCTGGAGTGGGCGGCACCGATCGCCCAGCGCAATCCGTCGCGCGGGTTCAACGCTGGCTGCTGTCCGCCCACTTCATTCGCGCAAAACGACGGCAACCTATTCCGCTGGATCGAAGCCCCGGACGGGGGATTCAGCGTTCGGCGACTGGTTCCAAAGCGCATTCACCCCACGGAGACCACATGAACATTACCCAAGCCCTTCGTTTGCTCCCCACCCAGGTCTTCCTCGAATTCGTCAACACGAACGTGCCCGCAGTGACGATCGCCGGGACGCTCGCGGAACACCTTCCTGACGCGTGTTTCTTCGGGAGCACCGACGTCCCCGCCACGATCCCCGCGCCGCCCCCGCCCGCGCCGAAGGCGCGCAAGCCGCGGCCCGCCAAGGTCGCGTCCGCCGACGCCCTCGCCAGGGTGACGGCGGCGTTCGGGCTCAACCCCACGGCGAAGTTGCGCGATCTCGCGGCGTCCTTGGAGCTCCCGCCCGCCGACGTCGGCGCGGCGCTCGCACGGCTCCTGGCCGAGGGCCACGTGCGGCAAGACGGCAAGGGCCGGGGGACGGTGTACACGTGGGCATGAAGCTCCGGCCGTTGCTCGAGGCGATCTACGCCTGCGATGCGGCGCTTGATTGGGTCGGCGGGCGGACCGTGTGCGAGCGGACATACGAAGCTTGTCCCCATGGGGACTGGCTTACGTTCATCCTGGACAGGGCCTACGCCGACGGTGTGCTGACGGCGCGGGAGGAGTGCGACCGGATGCGGATGTATCGTCACCGGATGCGGATGTATCGTCAGGACCAGGACCAGGACCTTTCGATCGATGTCGTCCGCAAGGCCTTCCCGTTCCGTCGCTTCGAGCGGATCGTCAAGCGCCTCGCAAAGGCGGTCCTGTGAAGCTCGGTCGCGGCCGGCGCACCATCGTACGCGCCGCGTTCCTGCTCGCGAACGGGGATGCGAAACTGTTCTGGGAACTCCAGCTCGGGCCCGACAGCCCGCCCGCTCGCGGCGTCGGCGGCTTCACGGTCGCGGAGTTATATGGCGCCGCGTAGGGACATCGACATCGCCCGGCGCTTCGGGCTCGTCGTCGCGACGCGGGACATGGGCCCCTGTGCGCCGCGGGTGCCCCGGCCGTCCCCGGTGACGGCGGCGCGTTGGACCTGGAGATTGGATGTCTGCCGCCGGGTGCCGAACGGGCGCAAACCCCCGCGGCTCCGACTCGTCCGCGTCGCGGAGGGCCCGCCACTGAAGCACGCCTTGCGCTTGAAGGGGATTCGAAAGGTGAGAGGAGCCTGGACATGGTGATTGATCGAGCAACGGCACGTAAGGTAATCGACACCGTAGACGCGGGGCTAACCGCCGGCGTCGGACGCCCGGAGCCCGGGAAGATGTGCGTGGAGGCGGCCGTGTGCTTCGCCATGGGCCTCGACCATGGCGACAATCCCCCCTGCGTCGGGCGCTCGGTGCGAAACTTCAAGATCAACCTGAACGACGCCCGATGGTCCTCCGACACCGCGCGGGCGGCCGGCATGCGAGGGCTCGCGGTCGCACAGCTCGGTTCGGACGAAATCGATCAACTCGCCTTTGCCCGCGAGGTGGCGACCGAGACGATCCGTCGCGTGCTCCCGATGTTGCCTGGGATCCCAGCCGAGCTCGCAAAGCGTTGCGCTGAAGATCCGACGGCCAACACGGCACGTGTGGTACGGCAATGGGCCGCCAACGCCGCCTACGCCGCCGACGCCCCCGCCTACGCCGCCAACGCCGCCGCCGCCGCCGCCAACGCCGCCTACGCCGCCAACGCCGCCGCCAACGCCAACGCCGCCGCCAACGCCGCCGCCGACGCCGCCGACGCCGCCGCCAACGCCGCCGCCAACGCCGATCCGATCCTGCTCGTCGCTGCGGACATCGGATTGCAAGCGCTGATCAAGCTCAAGTCTCCGGGGTGCGAATTCCTGGACATGCTGATTGCGTAGCTACTCCGCGTCGTCCCTGACGACCGCCGCCGCTTGTCTCCGCAAGTTCGGGTTCAAGTACATCGCCGGCCTCGAGGAGCCCTCGGGTCCGGCCGCGGCATTCGGCACGGAGTTCCACGCCCGCCGCGACCGGTATCTCCGCGGTGAGGAGGTGCCCGACCTCGAGCGGGAGGGACTCGAATACCTCCCCGCGCCGAACACGCCCGGTCTCGAGATCGAGCGCGAATTCGGCATCGTGATCCGCGGCGTGTGGTTCACGGGAAGAAAGGACTTCGAGCTCCCCGGCATCGTCGGGGACCATAAGACCGGGACCGAGTTCCGCTACACGCCCGGGAAGCTGAAGAAGGACTGGCAAGCGAACCTATACGCCGCGGAGTCGATGCACCGCGCGGGTGGCGCGCCGGCCGTGGAGTTACATTGGATCTGCTACCGCCGCGCATGCCCCCCCGATTGCGGTCGAAGGCATGTGGAGCATTACACGGAGCCCGCCGCGAAACCCGTCGTCGTCACGGTCACGCGCGCCGACGTCGCGCCCGTGATCGAGGAAATGCACGAACTCGCGTCGATCCTCGCGGTCCTCGAGGACGCCGGGGCCGAACCGCTCGACCTGCCGCCGTCGCCCGCCGCTTGCGATGACTTCGGCGGATGTCCGTACATCGATCTGTGTCCGACCGTTGAAAGGCTTTTCCCTATGGCCCAGACTCCCGAAGAAGTTCTCGCCGCGATTCGCGCGCGCAAGGGCGTTAACCCGCCCGCACCGCCGCCCGCGCCTACGTTGGTGCTCACGCCGGGGAATGGGGGCGCGCCTGGAACGCCCCCGCCGCCGAAGGCCCCGGAGTGGCAGGCGTCCATGACCAGCAGCACCTGCTGGAAAAACGTGCCGATGAAGATGATCAGCAGCTTCTGCACATCGCCGGTGCCCGCCCACAGGATGGTGAGCGGCACAAAGGCCACGACCGGCATGTAGCGGATGAAATCGACGAAGGGTTCAATTGCTGCTTCCCAGCGGCGGTAGCTGCCGATGAGGATTCCAACGGGCAGCGCCACGATGGTGGAGATGAAGAA